CCCGCTGCTCCGGCTGTTCCGGTTGTTCCGGCTGCTCCGGCTGCTCCGGCTGCTCTCGCTGTTACGACTGCTCCGGCTGTTCCGGCTGCTCCGGCTGTTTCGGCTGCTCCGGCTGCTCCTTCTGCTACCACTGCTCCGGCTGCTCCGACTGCTCCGGTATTCTGCGCTGGAGCGGCGGCAAAGCCGGGCGTTTGCTGGCGCTGAACGGTTTGCACTGGCCGGTCGCAGTTTCGGCTACGCATATGCAGGTAGGTTGCCAAAATCACAGCCATGGCGCCTGGCGCAAGTTTAACGACGCGCATATTGCTTCGATGGACGACGATGCGTTGTCTTTTTGGCAGGCAAACAAAAAGCACCTGCTGACGCTTTGCGAAATGCGCGCCAGCATGCCGGAATAAGGGAGAATCTTGTGCAAAATCCTTTTGACAACGATCCCGTACTGCGCGCGGCCGAGCACACCATATGGGTGTGCTGCGCGATCCTGCTGGCCGTGTGCGCGGTATTCTGGCTCGAAGTTACGGGTTATTGGCTTGCGTTCGTGGATTGGCTGGCAGGCTGGGTGTTCTGATGGACGCCCTGGCCTTGCAGCAACGCGCCTGCCACATGAAACACCGCTATTTCGACCAGACAAGCGCGGTAATCGTGGCCAACAAGCGGGCCGCGAAAGGGGCGCCTATGCTGCGCGCCTACCAGTGCCCGCACTGCGGCGGCTGGCATTTGACAAAGCAGATTCACAAGGAGTAAAGTTCGGCCATGAGCAAAGGTAATGCACCAAAATGTATCGGCATAAGCGTTGGATCGGACGGCGATGCCTGGTGGCTTATGTCCGATGGCAGCAAGCTGTCCGGGGCACCGGCGGCGCTGTTGCGGCAGGTTATCGGTTTGCACCACAAAAAAGGCACGTTGCATCTTTTGACCGCAATGAAGTACACTTTGTCCTACATTGTTTATGTCGGCTGGTGGAAATTGGCGTGCGCCGCGTACGACGCGCTGCGCGCCGTTCAGCGGCGGGTTGGCTGGCCCGACCACGATCATCCGGTATCGCGGAAGCGGTATCTGGAAAGCGAAACTAAAGGCAAATAGGATCCGGTCATGGGCATGAAAAACACCACAAACTACGTCGGCAACAACGGCAAGCCGATCACGGCGGTGTTCGATAAGGGTCGCCGCGGTAATCCGCTGCTTGGCTGCGATTGCGTGCAGTGCTTTGGCTATTGCTTTATCGACGGCGATCAGGCTGCGCGTGAACGCTGGATCCGTGAGCGTGCCCGTGAGCCGATATCGCATTCGTCAGATGGCGGAGGTTTCTGAATGAGCGCACTGCACGAAATCGCCGCAGCGAGTAAAGAGATAGAGGAACTGCGGAAGGATGGTGATAAAAGACTGCTGTTTGTATACACACAAGTTATTAAAAAGGAACCCGTCCCGGGGGCTTTTAAGATGACATTTGAGCAATGGTTAGCGTCAATCGACGCCGCCATCGACGCCGCCACCCGTAAGCTGAAGGTGCAGCCGTGATCATCGGAATCGACCCAGGACTGAGCGGCGCCCTCTTCGTTTTCGACAACCACACCAACGCCGTTTACGACATGCCGGTGACGGAACGCCGGGTCAACGGCAAGCTCAAGCGCCAGATCGACCCGGCTCAGTTGGCGAAGATCCTGCCGCGCGATGCGGCTTTCGCCATCGTCGAGCAGGTGTCCGCCATGCCCGGTCAGGGCGTCACCAGCAGCTTCAACTTCGGTTTCACGGCGGGCGCTATCCAAGGCGTGGTGGCGGCCCTTGGGATTCCGCTGCGCACCGTGCATCCGCAGGTCTGGAAGCGCAAGTTCGGCCTGCTCGGGCAGCCCAAGGATGCCAGCCGAGCCGAGGCCAGCCGCCAGCTCCCTCAGTTTGCCCACCTGTGGCCGCTCAAGAAGCACGACGGCCGGGCGGAAGCGGCGCTGCTTGCACTCTACGGCATGATGACGGATAATCCGAATAACTAGGAAATCAAAATGCTAGATAAAATGCTTTCGGCCTTGGTTCTTGCGATTTGCGCTGCGATGACCGTTATCCTTGTTTTGTATGTTTACGCGGCATGCGTTCTCGTTCTTGCGAGTTCGGATTGTTTGGACGCAGGATACCCGAGCGCAAAAATTGATTACCGCTTTGAAACCTACTGCATCAAGCGGGTGGATCAAACCGACGTTGTGGTTCCGCTGCGCGACGTTAAAAAGTGATCCACTACTGCCCCAAGTGCCCGGTCAAGAAAGCCTTGGTGTGGCAGCCGGCGAAGATGCGCTACTACTGCCCGGTGTGCCATCGGAACTACACGACGTTTGACTTGATGCGCGTGATTGAAGGAGGCAAGAAATGACCTACCTGCTCTACATCACGTTCATCAACTCGACGCCGCCGCAACAGATTCATGGCTTCCGCACAGTCGTTGCGTGCGAGCAAGCCGCCGGTCAGATCAAGGCGGTGGACAACCGAGTGCGTTCGACCGTATGCTTGAACGTCGATGCGCGCGAGACGCACTGGAAGGGTAAGCCTCTCAAACCATAAGGAATCCCAATGAACCACGATCCGGTCAACCGCCCCAAGCACTACACGTCCCATCCCAGCGGCATCGAGTGCATCCAGATCACGGAGCACATGGGCTTTAACCTGGGCAACGCGGTCAAGTACCTCTGGCGCGCGGATCTCAAGGCCGACGCCATCGAGGACATGCAGAAAGCGGTCTGGTATATTCAGCGCGAGATTGCGAAGCGCGTGGGCGCCGCAACTGCCCAGCCAAAGGTAACGGCGGCCGAAGGGCCGGGGCGGATTCATTGGCGCCCGATTCCGTGACCATCGTCCGCGCCAAGGTGTACTTCGGCAAGGTTTGCCCCAAGCACCCGGAATTTGAGGGCGAGCGCTTCCGCGCCTCCCGTAATTGCGTCGAGTGCAATCGGATGTCCGCGGCGGCATGGACCGCCAAGAACGCGGATTACGATCGCGCCCGTTGTCGCGACTGGTTTACCAAGAATCAGGAATACAATCGGCAGCGGTGCCGGGAACGATACGTCGCCAACCGGGAACATGAAATTGTGATGCGCCGCAAGCGCAGGGAAAGGAGCCGAAATGAAGAAGCTGCTCAGTGAAGCCCAAGTCGCCCGACGATTGGTGATTGCGGCTGCGGAAAAAGAGGCCAAGCGTCTAGCCCGCAAGCAGGCCGCCATCGTGGCCAACGAGGAACATCGGCGCAACCGCGAACTGCAGAGGCGCCGTGGCGGGGCGCGCGTCATTCTGCCGATCCAGGATGGTTGCGTGTTCGTGGTATCCGACCAGCACTATTACCCTGGCAGGCCAGCGTCCAAGGCGCACAAGGCATCCGTCCTGCTGGCCAAGAAGCTCAAGCCCTACGGCCTGATCGCCAACGGCGACGCCATCGACGGCGCCTGCATCTCTCGGTGGCCGTCGAGTTCCTTCACCGACATGAACGGCCGCCCCACCGTGGCCGCCGAACTGGGCGAAACCGGCGCCAGGCTGGCCGACTATGAGCGCCTGCCGTTCCTGCAATACCTGATCTGGAACATGGGCAACCACGACGCCCGATTCGAGACGCGCCTGGCCGAGCACGTCCCGGAGTATGCCGGCGTCAACGGGTTCACGCTGAAGGAGCACTTCCCCTTATGGCTGCCGGCTTGGCGCACCGACATCTGCGCGGCGCCCGACGCCCAGCCGGCGGTCATCGTCAAACACCGGTTCAAGGGCGGCATGCACGCCGGCCAGAACAACGTCTTGTGGTCCGGCACGTCGTTCGTCACCGGCCACGACCACATGCTGAAAGCCTACGCCGTGTCCACAGCGGTCGGCCTGCACTGGGGTATCCACGCCGGCACCTGCGCCCCGGTGGACAGCCCGCAGTTCACCCACTACACCGAGGACAACCCCGTGAACTGGCAGGAAGGCTTCGTCATCCTGCATTTCCGCAATGGCAAGTTCACCGGGCCGGAGCTGGTTCACGTCATGCCGGATGGCCGGGTGCTGTTCCGCGGTGAGGAGTTGAAGCTGTGAAAGATTACGACAGTCGCGTGCTGGCGGCCACGTTTTCGGCCCGCGTGCAGCTGGCTAAGCTGCCAGTGCACGAAGCGATCCAGCAGGCCGAACGCGAGTGGCACGCGACCCAAGCATGGGTGCAGTCCGAAAGCCGCCGAGAAGGGTCGTTCCTGTGGTTCTGTGCCGAGTTTGAATTGGACCCGTCGGCTGTCCGGCGGGCGATAAAGGAGAAAAAGCAATGAACTGCTTGGCTCGCGTTCAGGTGTGGGAGTTCGAGGATCGGGACGGGCAGAGTCTGGTTCACTCCAGTTTGTGGTTTGGCGGCAAAGAGTATCAATGGGCCTTGCCGAAGCAAGACCTTACTGGCGAAGCGCACTGTCAGATGGCGATGGCCGCTTTCAGCCGAACCTTCAAGCAAATGCCGTGACCCTCCCGCCCGCAGCCCCTTACCAGATCGTCGGCCGCGACTTTCTCGCCAGTCGGCGGGCGATAAAGGAGAGAGCTGAATGAGCGACGTTACCGTTGAGCCTGCGTTGCTTGTCCGCGGAACAGTAAGCCTTGCGCATTGCGACTGGGTGTACAGCGTGGTTGTGCTGCGAAAAACAGACAGGACGGAAAGCGAACAGGCCGCCGAAGTTGTGACGGCAATGACCGCCAATTTTTCTTCACCAAAGATCGAAGGCTGCGTGTCTAGCACCGGGCTCGCGGTTGAGAGGGTTAAATAAATGGTTGGCGACGACGAGATTTGGGCTAAAGTTTTGGCTGAATCGGAGTTACCACCTGCTATAAAAATGCAAGCAGGGATGTTGATTGTTGCTTGCAAATGGCTACAAACAGAACAAATTAACGTTGCGGCGGAGACTGAACACACAATAATAGCTCGGCTTAAAACAGGCGTTCAGTGTTGACCCCGCCTGCAGCGCCCTACCAGATCGTCGGCCGCGACTTTCTCGCCAGCCGGCGGCACGCCCTGCTGGCCGACGAGATGCGGGTGCGCAAAAGCCGGCAGGCAATCATGGCTGCGCAGAAGGTGCTGGCCGAGGACATTCTGGTGGTTTGCCCGGCCATCGCCGTGCCGCACTGGCGCCGAGAGTTCAGCCGCTGGTGGGAAGGCGAGCGGCAGAACGAACCGCTGGTCCTGTCCTACGACCGCATGCGCCGGTCGTGGCCGGAACTGAGCCAACGCCACTTCGATGTAGCCATCGTGGACGAGTGCCACTTCGCCAAGAACCTTGAAGCCCAACGCACCAAGCTGATCTACGGCAAGAACGGCCTGGGCTGGATTTCCGAACGATTATGGGCCTTGTCGGGAACCCCAGCCACGAAACACGCCGCCGAACTCTGGCCGATGCTGCGGGCCTTCGGTGCCGTCAGCATGGACTACGACGCCTTCGTGGCCTACTACTGCACCGTCAACAAGTTCACGTTGCAGATTACCGGCACGAAACCGGACAAGATCAGCGAAGTGCGCGACCTGCTGCGCAAGGTGATGTTGCGTCGCACCAGAAGGGAAGTCGCGCCCGAGATGCCAGCCATCGACTTTCAGTTCCTCGAAGTGGAGCCAGAGAGCCAGGCCGACATCGAACTGCCGAAGGGACTGTCCGAGGCGCAGATGGCGCAGTGGCTGGAGAACAACGCCAAAGCGGACCGCGAAGATCGCATCGCCGTGGCCGACGCGAAGGTGCTGCCGCTGGCGAAAGAGATCGACTTCAATCTCCAGAACAAACTGCTGCGGCAGACCGTCGTGTTCGGCTGGCACACCGAGCCGCTGGAACACCTGTGCCGCCTGCTCAACAGCACCGGCATCCGGGCGGAACTCCTGACCGGCAAGACCACCAGCGCGCAGCGAGAGCGGGTGCAGACCAACTTCAAATTGGGCTTGACGGATGTCGTCGTCGGGAACATACTCGCCGCCGGCACTGCGATTGATCTGTCCGTTGCCAGCCACGGATACTTTCTTGAACTCGACTGGCTGCCCAGCAACAACATCCAAGCAGCGAACCGTCTGATCTCGCTTGACAAGAAAGAACCCGTTACCTACGATGTCGTGACTTGGCCGGGCAGCGCCGACGACCGCGTGCAACGAACCCTGATCCGCCGCACCAACGAACTGAGCCAACTTTACTGAGGACACCATGGCCAAACGCAACCCAATCGAAGTCACGTTTCACTTCAACACCATCGAAGAAGCCATTGCCACGCTCGGCTCGCTGATCCAGAAAGCCGCGCCCGTGGCCAACCTTGACAGCCCCGCCGAGCCTGTTGTCGTGGCCGTGCCGGTGGTCAAGCAAAGGAAACCGAGGGCCGATGCGGGCAAGCCGCGCGGGCCTTACAAGAATGTCGAGGCGCTGGCTGACGCCGACCCCAAAGGCCACGGCAGTACGCAGACGCCTTCCGGCTCGACACCAGAACCCGCGGGCACCGGACCTGTGACGCATGCCGCAGAAACGGTAACGGCCCCTGGCAACGCAGAGCAGCAGGCTGCGACCCAGACGGCGACGCCCGAAAGTCCCGGTAAGCCCGCGGCCCCCACCCCGACCGACACGGAAATTCAGGACGCCCTGACCCGGCTGTTCGACGCCAAGGGTGCGAGCGTGGCGATTCAGTTGCTCGGGGAGTTCGGCGTCAAGCGCGGCCGGGATCTGGCGCCCGAGCAGCGCGCCGAGTTCATTCGCAAGGCTGACGAACTGGCGAAGCAACAGTGAGCACCCACGCCCGCCTGTCCGCCAGCGCCGCCTCGCGCTGGATGAACTGCTCCGGCAGCGTCAAGCTGTCCGAAGGGCAGCCCAACCCGCCGACAATCCACTCGGCCACCGGCACCGTGGCGCACCACATGGCCGCGCATTGCTTGGAGAAGGACACGGCCCCTTCCGATATTTTGGGTCAGGTCTACGACGAAGATGGTTTCAAGATCACGGTCGATCAAGAGATGGTTGATGCCGTCAATCTCTATATCAGCGAGATCGAGGCCGACGCCCAGCCCGGCGACGGCACCTGGGTCGAGATGCCGCTGCTGGACGCGCTGGCCAAGATCGACCCGGACTTCGGCGGCACAGCGGACTACGTGCGCTACCGCCCCAGCGCCAAGCACCTGCGCGTCATGGACTTCAAGTACGGCGCCGGCACCTATGTGGAGGCGGACGACAACAAGCAACTGAAAATCTACGCCCTCGGCGCCGTGCTGCAAGTGGCAAAGCCGGTGACGGAAGTCGAAGTCGTCATCGTCCAGCCCCGCTTCGAGGGCGCCCGCCCGGTGCGGTCGTGGAGTTTCAAGGCCAGCGGGATTCTGGACTTCGTGGCCGACTTGCAAGAGGCCGCCGAGAAAACCCGGCTGCCCGGCCCGCCGTTGGCAGCCGGCGACTGGTGCGGGTTCTGCCCGGCCAAACGCATCTGCCCGGAGATCACCAAGAAACGCAATGCCATCCTCGCAGCCGAGTTTGGTGAAGTCGTGAACCACGCCGAACTGGCGACCCTGCTGGCCGCCGTCCCGCAGGTCAAGGCGCAGATTAAGGCCATCGAGGAACTGGCCTACCGCGAAGCGACCGCTGGCCGCGAGATTCCGGGCTTCAAGCTGGTGGACAAACGCGCCACCCGCAAGTGGAAAGACGGCGAGAAGGGTGCGCTGATCGAGTGGGCGCAGACCAACGCCATCGACCCCTACGAAAAGCCCGAACTCAAAAGCCCGGCTGCGCTGGAAAAGGAACTGGCCAAGGACGCACCGCGCGGCAAGAAGAAAGAGATCGGCAAGGTGCTGGAGCCGTTCGTCGAGAAGGTGTCCAGCGGCTACGCCCTAGTGCCGGCGAGCGACGACCGGCCTGCCGTCAAGCAGATTTCGATCAATGATTTCGCGGTGGTAGACGGCGCCGCGGAAACGCAGTAGCACTCCGTCCCTCAACCAAGGAACCCGAACCATGTCCTATCGCATCGACAACGTGCGTTTCAACTACACCAACTCCCTGTTCACCGCGCAGAAACCCAAGACCGGCGAGGGTAAAGAAAAGTTTTCCGTCGTGGCCATCTTCCCCAAGGATCACCCGCAGGTAGCGGCCATCAAAGCCGAACTGCTGAAAGTGGCCGAGGCCAAGTGGCCGGGCAAGGGCGCTGACGTGCTCAAGCAACTCGCTGCTGGCGACCGCGTGTGCCTGCACGACGGCGACGCCAAGGCAGACAAGCCCGGCTACGCTGGCAACCTGTTCATCAACGCCGGCAACGAACTGCGCCCGCTCGTCATCGGCCCGGCCCGCGAAGTCCTCGTCGCCGCCGACGGCAAGCCCTACTCCGGCAGTTACGGCAACATCATCGTCGAGTTCTGGGCGCAGGACAACCAGTTCGGCAAGCGCATCAACGCTTCCCTGCTCGGCGTCCAGCACATCAAGGACGGCGAGCGCCTGTCCGGCGGCGGTGTCGCTTCCGCTGACGACTTTGACGCGATCCCGCAGCCCGACCAAGCGAAAGCCAACGCCGGTGGCGGCGCTGCGGCGCTGTTCGGCTGACCCGCAACCCTGACTGAAGAACCCCGCCGAAGCGGGGTTTTCTTGCCCCTGTGGAAATGAAAAAGTGCCGCTGGTGCCAGCGGGAAATGGCTGAACGGATGTTCCGCAAACAGGTCAAGCACGGCAAGCTGTACTTCGCAGGCCCGTGCCGTTTCTGCGAAGCGAGGCTTCGCAAGCAGCGCCATCTGAGGGCTAAAGCGTGAGCGCCTACTACAACGAGATTGACCCTTACGCCGCGCAATGGCTGCGGAATCTGATTGCGGCCGGTCACATTGCGCCCGGTGATG